CAATAGATCGCCAAGGATCACCGTGTCGAGGTCAATGTAAACCACCTTCGACAGTCCGCGCCATTCCGGCGCAAACAAAACCATTTTTGCCCATCGGCCTTGCAGACCGACTTGACCAATGTCAACGAACGTCACGCCTTCACATCGGTCTGCTTGGTCAGTCAGACAGACAAAAACATGTGGCCGCTGCAAATGACGCAACACCATGTTGCGGAGCTTTTGCACATACTCCATCGGATAAACGGTGCCGGTGCGAACACAGGCAATGATGATTTCACTTTCCATCACCGCAGACTAAAGCCGCGCCATCCTCGACCGTCATCTTTTGGAAACAGTTGATTGCCGAACTCGGACAGGCATTGATGACCCTGATGCCATGCTCGCGCAGGTACGGGACATAAAGCGAGAAATGTTCTGACCACGCCAGCCAGTTCGCTGTGCTTTTCGCCAGCCGCCTGATGTAGCGCGGGTCTTGCCGCGCGGGCGCGTTGATGATGTGCGTGTAAGCGCCGTCGTAGTCGAAACCGAAAAGCACGATGTCCTTGGCGCGCTTGTGCAAGGCAATCTGCACGGCACCAAAACCAGATGTGCCGCCGCCGTAGATTTCGCCGGGATCGGTTGAAACGCCCGCGCCGTCCAGCCGCCGCAGGAAGGTCACGTTTTTTGCCGGTGGTCCCGCCGTGTCAGCCTGTTCGTCCGGCACCGCCCAATAGACGCGCGCCTGTACGTTGGCCAGCTTGTCGCGCCATTCCATGTAGCGCGCCATGTCGAGGCCAAAACCGGCGTCAGCCCACGGAATATCGAAGATGCTCGTCTTTACGGCGAGGACGTGTGCGCCGCGCAATCGCTCGAAATCAAAACCTATCAGTGACGGCCCGCCGCCGATGATTGCCACCGGCCTGTCGTTCCAGAATGGCTTGCCCACTGTCCCGAAAAACGACTGCACTTCTGCTGGTATGTCGATGTGTGTAATTTCCTTCGAGCGCACAGACCGCATGAAACGGTTCCCATAATAAAAAAGTGCGCCGCGCGAGGCGGCGCACCCCTTTTAATCCTTCTGTGCGTCAGGTGGCAACCGATGTATCAACACCCCTGTTGTATTGCAGCCTGAATTGCGCCAGCACGGCGAAGATGCGCAACTGGTTTATGAGGTCTGGCGGATACAGGACGTTGACCCTGTTGGGATCGTTTGCATCACGCTCGACCACCAGATTGTTCTTGAATGCCGTGGCATTCTCGACCCGTCCAAGGAATTCATCGAAGCGATACTGTGCGACCAGTTCCGCCTTGATAATTTTCGGGGTCACAATCGCCTGTCCAGCGCCGAAGCGTGTGCCGTCGTCGGCCAGCTTGTGACGCGGGAATTTAGTGGTGATGGCATACCGCTGCGAGCGGAATAGCGCCGCCAATGTTGCGAGCGTCGGCACCAGTTCGTAGGCGTCATCGCCCTGCCCGTAGAGGTTCTTCTGGTATGTCGTGCTTTCCCGTTTGATCGCCGGAACGCTATCGGCATTGACCGCCTGAGTGGCCAGACCGACCCATGACATGTCGTTCATCTGCCGCATGGTGAACCGCTGGTGACGTGGAGCGGGCAAGCAACCGTCCAGCGATAACGTCTGCAATGGCCGCGCCGGGTCATTGACCAAGGCCCGCGCCGCCTTTGCCGCATAGGCCGCAGCCCAACACCAGACCGGCGTCGGTGAGTTGGCCTCGACTGCCATGATCGACAGCACACCGGAATTGTTGGTGGGGCCGTAGGTCAGCAAACTGTCGTAGCCCGTTGTGTCGCCCGATGTTGGCGTACCGCGATACGCACCGAAGATGTGGCCGTACAACTGCCGCATCCAACCCCACCGCCCGATGTCTGAAAAACCATATTCACTCTCCAATGCACTTAGCGCGTTGCTGTCGGTGAAGCCGGTGGCGACGTATTCGTAAGGCTCGTCGCCAAGGTTCACGATTGCCGTGTCGAGCGTCGGCGTTCCGGTTCCACCCGTCAGCTTGTTGCCAGCCGTAATCGTGATGGTCAGGCCGACAGGTATCTGTTCCGCCGCCAATGCGCCGCCGTAGGCAAAACGGAAATCGATGTCGTTGCCGGTTTCACCCTTCCACTTGCATGTCAGCGTCACCGCCGCCGTTGCCGCTGCCGCAATCACCGGCATCGACGGATCAGCATTGATGGCGTCGGCAATGTTGGTCGCAATCTCGTCAACGGTATCCCCGACATTGACGCCGACCTGTACCCTGCGGCCCGCGACATAGATCGGCAGCGTTCCCGCCGCTGTAGCCACTGTTGCGATGGTGAATGTTCCAGCCGCAGCCACACCCGCTGTCGGTTCGGCAATCGGCACCACCCACAACTCCTGCGCAAAGTTGTTCGCAAAGAAAGCGCCAACCATGCCGTCCAACTGTGAGCCGAAACCAAACAACTGCTGCGCGTCAGCTTGCGAGGCGACCGGCGTCGGCACGTCATGGATCGCCGTGCCGGTTGCAAGCATGTGACCTAAGATCAGCGACGGCAATCGCGAGCTTGGATAGCCCGCCATTGAACTGTCAACTTCGACCCAATAAAGCGGCATACGCCAATTGGCGGGTATGCTGTTGAACGAAACGGGCATTGCCAAGTCTCCTTCTGCGGCCAGAGGTGATGCGGGTCACGCCCGCGTTTAGCCTGTATTGTCGAACTCGTATTCCTGTTCCAGTTGCGGTGTGCCGGAAGCGGCGTGTGCCGCGTCGGGGTATTGTACGGTGATGTGAACCTTGTTGAGCCAATCCGGTACGACAGGTTCAAAGTAGCTCGAAAAGTTGCAAACAAGCTCCACGCGGATTTCAAATAGCGTTGTCTCGCCAACTTTGCTGTACTGCGAAACCCGGTCCATGCTGTCGAAACCTTCGGTGAGCATGACGAATTTAGCGTTGGTCAGAAGCACGTCATCAAGCTCAGACATGGTTTCTTCCAGCGCATAAAGCTGGTTCTGGTCCGTTGTCTCGGCATGAACAGCGCCGGAAAATCCCAAGAACAATTGATGATTGAATTTCGGCTCGGCCTGATTTGGCTGTCCATTCGACACCCGCCGCTCGCGCAGGATGTGGACGGCGAGTATCGGCAAATCCTCGGCGTCACTTCAGCATCGGCGTCTTCGATAGGTCTTGAAGCGCGTCCCAAAGTAGAGCGCCGCCAGATCGTGCGCAGCCGTGTGGATGATGTTCGCGTAATTGCTCATGGCGGTGCCGTGGTGTCCGTGTCGCTCGGCATCTGCGTTCGCAACAATAGGGTGCAGCCGCCCTGACCATCCAAGTCCTGATCGCCAATCCAGTATTGAGTGCCGAAGGCCGGATGTGTCGGCTCGGTTATTTCCACAAGATCGCCACGGTCAGGCGGTGGATCGGGGAATTCCGCCAGCCGGATGTCGAGCTTGGTTTCCTGATCGGAAAAAATCGTATCGTTCTGCATGACGACATCAATCTTGGTCGATGAATAAACGCCGCGCGCATTGTATGGCGGCGCTTCCGGCTGCGTTACGGTCGGCGTGACGCTGATGGCAATCGCGAACACGTCGGTTGCCGGTTTCAGCACCAGTTGGTCAAAGTCAATCATTGCCGCTCCGTTAAAAGAAAGCGGCGCGCGTTTGAACGCCGCTCCAAGTCTTGCCGGGAGACACTTAGGCCCCGATGCCTCGCTGCAACGCCAGCGGACGGGTACACATGTTGAGCGCGTTCATCTGCGTGTCGATGTGAATGCCCTTGTCGTTCGGCATTGGGTACTGCTTGACGTAACGCGGAATGCCCATCGTGTTCACTGTCTCGATGTAGTCGGCGGGCGCATAGAACGTCTTGAACAGGTCCGCCACGCCGGTCGGATAGAAATAGGCCGTGTTGGCCGGGACAATCGGTGCGCCGGAAACATAGCCGCGGTAGTTGGTGAAGTTGATGCCGCCGAACGGGAATGAACCCCAATTCTGCCCGCCTGAGATGTACGATTTGCGCAAGTCTTGCGCGTCCATCGTTTGCAGATAGGTCGCCCGCACTTCCACGCAACCAATCAGATTGTCAAAGAACGTGTCGCCGCAAATTGCCTCGACGCCAGAGAACGCAACGCCGTCAAGGTTCGCGCCGATTGTCCGAATGAGTTGCGCGCATGTCTGCCGGATGCCGCCTCCCGTCGTTGCCGCCAGCGGGAAGCTGATGTTGGCGGGCTGGTTGATGCCGTACTCGTTATAGAGGTTCAATGTCGTGCCATCGGCATAGGTCACAATGCCGGTGATCGCGCCGACGCGCGAATACTCCTGCGTGTATTCGAGGCTCTGGCCAGCGGTTTGCATCCGCTCGCCCACCTTCGTCATCACGGCTTCGGTCCCTGTCTCCTGACCGAATGGACGAACGCCCTGCACTTCCTCTGCCATGATGGCGTCGTTGATTTCAAAGTGAGGAACCGCGAGCATACGCATGGCACGTCGCGGCTTTGCGACTGTGTGACCGGGACCACCGCGCGGTGACGGCGCGACAATCGTCAGCACATAGTTTTTTTCCTCGATTGTGATCGCCGTCGTCGGGATGGCGGTTTCGGTAAACAATCCGCTTCCGGAAATAAAGCCGGGAACGAATTTTAGATTGTTGATGGCTAGTGACAGCGGCACCACGCCGAAGGCATCGCCACGAAAGATGTCAAGCATTTTGTTCACCCTTGATTATGCTGCCTCGCGGCCAGCGTTGATGATGCCCGCCTCTCAGCGAACCATGATGCCGTGTACGGCCAGAGCCTTGACGATGGCGAGTTTGTCCGCAGCTAGAATGGTGCCGGGATAGTAAAGCAGGTTTGCATTCACCTCTGCGTTTCGGGTCAGCACGGCGACTTGGGCTGCGGCACCCGTTACCGGGACCGCATAAATGGCAATGCCATCGGATGCGGTGTCGGTGGTCACGTTGCCGGTGACAACGGCTGGCGCCGTCAACGTAGCCGCCGTTGTGATCTTCACCGTCTGGCCGACCTTCACGCTATCGCCAGCCGCAATCGTGCAGTTGTCGCGAGAGACATACCCGTTGCCTTCCGACAGAATGAACTCTGCGCTGTGCGGAGTTTCGGTCAAAGGCGCAAAGCTCGGCGGGCCAGCGACCAGCGGATTGACCTGATCGAAGCCTTCGGGCTTCACCAGCCCTTTGCTTTCGTCCTCCTTGGCGCGCTCGTCCGCCGTCATCGCTGCGCGGCGTTTGTCCTCGGCGGCGCGCTCGTCTGGCTTCATTTTCGCCAGCCGCTCGTCCTCTTTCTTTTTTGCGTCCGCATATTTTTGCGCGGCCTCGATGCGCGCCAGATGGTCCTTGTGTTCCTCCGCGCGCAGCTTTTCGTCAGCCTTGAATTTATCCTCGGCTGACTGCTTGACATCATGTTTCTTGGTATCCGCCGTCGTGTTGGCGTGGCCTTCGCTTTCCTCGCGAGCATCTTGATAACGGGGCATGTCAGCGTCCTTTCTGATTACGCGCGTTTAATTTGTCGGTGATCTTTCCCCACATTGTCGTCGGGGCATTCTTGTTGTCCAGCAACGGATGCTGCGGCATGATTTGCGGTTCGCTGCGCTGTGCGAGCAAGTCCTTGCGCACGTCATCCGGCTTCATTGCCTTGCGGACATATTCGCCAACCATTTCCGGCTTGTTCGCCAGCGCGCACAGGTCGGTGATGGTGGCGACGTAGGCTTGGTGTTCCTCGATGCCCTGCTGCTTCGCGGCATTGAGATTGACGACGGTCGCGCCCGGTGCCGGTTGCGGTTCTGGCGGCGTTACAGGCGGCACGTCGGCGGGCGGCACGTCGGCGGGCTTCGGCTTCGGTGCTGGTTTCGGATCAGCCTCGGTGTTTCCCGTAATCGCGCGAATGCGGTCTGCCGCCGCCTTCGGCAACAGCCGCAGCGAATATGTCGCGGCCATCTTGACCTCTTTCACAACCTCGTCTGCATAGCCAAGCTCCTTGGCTTCTGCCGCGTCCATCAAGCGGTCCTCTTTCAGCAACGCTTTGACCTTCGGCGTTGTCTGACCGGAGCGCGTTGCGTAGGTCGCGATAATCGCTTTGTCGATGCGGTCCAGATCGTCCGCAACGGCGCGCATATCCTCTGCCGTTCCAAACGACAGGCCGGAAGCGTTGTGCAGAAGCAGGAACGAATTCGCTGGCATCACAATCTTGTCTGCCGCCATTGCGATGTAGGAAGCAATCGAAGCTGCGATGCCATCGACCCGCGCAGTCACGGTTGCTTTGTGGTTTTTCAGCGCGTTGTGGATGGCCACGCCGTCGAACACATCGCCACCGGGCGAATTGATGCGCAGATTGATATTGGAAATGTCGCTGCCAAGAGCATTCAAATCCTCGACAAACTTTTTCGCGCTGATTGCATTGTCGTCCCAAAACGACTGGCCGATGGCATCGTAGATTACGATTTCCGCGCTGTTGTCGTCGGCCTTCTTCATCGTGTACCAAGGTCGCATGTTTAGCTCCTATGCCGCGTCGGATGCCGCTGTCTCGGCGGCGTCTGTCGCTTGTTGCTGTGCAGCTTCGTCGGCAGCATCCTGAGCTGCCTGTTCGCTCGGTGTGTTTGGTTGTGTTGCCGCCGCATAGACGACGGGGAATACAAGGTCTAATGCTTCCTCGCGTTCTGCATCCGCCGCGATGCGCCGGTCGTTTTGTTCCGGGTCGTTTCCTTCCGCCTCGATCACGTCGCTGCGCGACTTGAAGCCAGCATCCACGGCCAGTTTTTCCGCTTGCCGATCTTTCAACGGATCGACCCATTCGTTGCGCTGCGGTATCCACTTGACCCGCTGATAGTCGGTCTGCCGCATTAAATAATCGCCGCTACTGAGCGGCAGGGCTTCCGCCAGAACGGCTGTGTCCAACCAGCGCCGATAGATCGGCATACACATCTGAAAGACAAAGACGTTGTGTTGTAATTGTTCGAGCTTGCGGCGGTACTCGACAATCGAGCCGCGCAATGAACTGTAGTTTGCGCGCCGCAGATCGGACGTGCAGAGAGAATATGGAATGCCAAGCGAGCCGAACACCGCGAGTTGCTGCCTGTACTGGTATGCCTCATAGGTTCCGCCGACATCGGCTGGCTCGGAAAACTTGATGTCCTCGCCGGGAAGCAAGGTCTGCAATGTCCCCGGTTCAAGACCAGAAAGCCCGATACCCTCCTGATTGGATGTCTCGTCAAGGCCGTCAATTGGCACAACGTCCTCCGGCGCAGCGGACGTGATGAAGCCAGCGAACATCGCGGCAATGCGTTTGCGTTCAAGCTCCGCGTCATCGTACTGATCGAGAAAGTACAGCCGTATAAGCGCGGGCGTGACAAGCGGGACACCGCGCATCTGTCCCGGTCGTGTGCATTTGAAGATGTGCAAGACCTCGGACGCCGGAATTCGGATCGGCTGCAATGATGCGACCGGCTCAATCGGCATGTCGCCGGGGTGCGTCGGATAAAACCAATAGGCCGCGCGCCGTCCAATCAAATCAAGTTCGATGCCGTTCATAATCCAATTGCCGTTTGGCGCTTGCATGTTGTACTCGTAAGGACACATGTCGCTTTCGAGCAATTGGAGTTGCATCGGCACAAGAAAGCCGTCAGCGGACTTTCGATTGCGGAAACGTATGAAGCATTCGCCCGCCTCGAATAGCGAGCGCGCTACGATGGTCTGCATCCCGTAAAAATCGGCCAGCCCATCTGCATCGCACTCGTCTGTCCAATCCATCCACAGCCGCATGATGCCTTCGCGCAGGTCAGGATCATCGTTAAACAGCGATGATGGCTTGACGCCAGTGCCAATCAAATTGGCGACGAAACTTTCACAAGCGGCATTGGCGTGTGGATTGTTGCGCATGACATCGCGGGCGCGCGAGCGCAGCAACCGGCCCGATGATGTCATTATGGTGTTGGTGGTGTAGTGCGACGGCACCCAACCCTTTAGCCGTCTGCGGAAGCCGCCGCCGTCATAGCCGTAGGACCATGACCATGCTCCCGGTGTCGCCTGATTTTTATAGCCCTTGCTCGGCTTGATGAAGCGGCCAAGAATTCCCTCCGACAATGCGTTGCGGAGCGCGCCCATCTAAAGCCCCTTGTCCGATGGTGAGACAACGCGGATTTGCCGCATACGGCCAGCGCCGCCGTCCATTTCATCCTGCATGGCGTTTGCGATCTGCCGCAGGTCGGACAGCGAACGAAAATCGGTGCGCTTGTCGCCGTAGCCAGCACCCTCAACACCGGACGCGATGATGCGCGTGATGCTGTCAAGCTGCGACTGCGTGTACGCCAAGTTTGGGCCGACTGCGACACCACGCTTGCGCGCCAGCTTATTCAGTAATGCTTGGTTGCGATAAAGCATTTAGCGAAGCGTCACGCTCCGAGATAGTTCGACCGAATGATGCGCCGTCCTCTGCGCCCGCGTGTTGGTGCGGACGGTATCGGCGCTTCGGTTACGACCTCGGTGGGGGGTTGCGGCTCGCTGCCAATGCCATCCTTAGTGCTGTCGCGAGCTTTTTGCAATGGGATGCGCTGCACATTCAGCAAGTAACCAGCCGCCGCTTGCATCGCCTCGCAATCGAGAAAGTGATTGGCGCGCGAGCGTTGTACCCATTCGACGCGGCCTGTCGGCTGTTTGAGCCGCGCTTCTGAAACGATCTGATGGGCATAATCGTCATCGATGCCCTTGAACACATGCCAGCCGCCAATCCTGTCTTGTGGCCATCTAAGCCGTTCATGCACCCAACTTTTCCAGTGATCGGTGTCGAGGCGAACAAGATCCAGACCGAACTTTGCTGCCTTGCCGTCCTTGCGGCTTACCTCGATCTTGCTGAACAGGAGCGGCGTCCGCATCGGTGCTGACGACCCCTTTGTCGGCCTCACCCTGCGGCCAAAGCGTCGGCAGAACTCATAGACCCGGTTGAGCGGCAGAGTGTCGGTCTTGCCCGGTCGAAAGCCGCTGTCCACGAAAACCAGCTTGATCGGCACCCCGTCGATTGGCTGTGAGACAAGATCGGCAAGCGCGCCCCATATTTCTTCTTCTGTCGTGTCGCCGCGCAGATAGCCGTAGTTGATAAGCCACGATGTCGCGCGCGCGCCCCATCCGCGAATGACCCACGGTATCGATTGCCGCTGCACGTCAACCGCCATCGTCAGATACAGCACGTCCTCTGGCACCTCGCCGCGCTTGTAAGTTGCCTGTTGCGATTTTTCTTTTATCTCCATCCATTCCGGCACCTCACCGCCGCCCGGTGAGTACAGTTCGCCAAAGCCCGCGTTGATGGCTTGCATAACCATTGCGTCATCGCCGGATTGCTGTGCCTCGACCAGCACCGCCACGCGCTCCCCGAATGAAACGAATGGCGAGGCCAGACCGGAAACCCAAAATGAAATCGATTTCGTTTCTGCGATCACGCCCTGCACCACGCCAGCCTTATCGACCACCTGACCGGGCGCGACGTATCGCCCACGCGCATTCATTTCCGTTTTGTGCGCGTCGGTGATGACGCCGCCGCATTTCGGGCATTCAAGAAATGCTTCGCGCGCGGCATCGAGCGGCGTTGCCTTGAGCGGATAACGCAGAAGGTTGAAGCGTGGGACAAAATATTCGTTGCAATGTGGACACGGCCACGTCCAGTGATGCCGTGTGCCTTGCTGCCACAAAGCCCAAATCGGACTTTCGATGTCCTCTGCCACGGCGACATCCCAAAAGAACAGACCCGACGATTGATCCTGTACCGCGCCAACCCTGCCGCGCTTCGGTGTTGATGTCACCACGCAAACGAAATCGGCAAAGGTGTCGCCGCGCCTTTCGACCAGACCGAGCGGCCCGCCCTGTTGGTTGGGGTTCGATCTCATTTCATCGTATTCATCTATCAGTGCCAGCACTGCCGGATCGGATTTGAGCGCCGTTGACGAACCGGAGTGTGCGAGGCGGAATGGAACGCCCGCGACCACCTTGCGCGTCTTTGTCATTCGTTTTCCACGCGCGACCTTGGCCATCAATGACGGTGCTTCGTCCAGCAACGCCATCACGCGCGGCTCGAATTGTTCAGTCAGGAATTGTTTGTTGGGACCGACATACAAGATTGGACCGGGCCTTTGATCGAGGCGCTGCCCTGCCACGTCCAACATCGCTTCCGATTTGCCGGTCTGTGCGCCGAACACCATGACCACGCGCTTGTAAGCGCCCGATGCAATGACCCGTTCCGGCTCGATCACATAGGGTGTCAGGTGCGGATCACGCGGCCCCGGTACTGCCGCTGTCGGTGGGTACGTCCTGTTCGCCGCCGCCCACACGTCCGGCTCTGTCGGCTCTGACGGCATCATCAGCGCGGCTAGACGCTTCAAGCCGTATGGCCTCTGCCATTGCTTGCTCTGCAATGCGGCGTAGTCTGGCATTGACCTCCCTCTCGATGATGCGGCGCAGTATCAGATCGCGCGTGACGACCGTCGCCAGCCCCGCAAACTCAGTTCTTACCATGCCCGCGATTGTGTCGATCATTTCCTCGAATGTTTCGAGCGGCACCAGCCGACCAAGCCGCTGTGCTGTGCGAACCTCGATGTCCTTTGCCTTGGCGTCCTTGATGCGGGTGTCCGCCGACGATTTTGACGAACGGCGATCCTGATCCCGCAAAAACTTGATGTAGCCGCCAGCCGCCTCAATGAAATCGTATTTGCCGGGAGCCAGTGCCTTGAACCAGCCTTCCCTCGCAAGCTGCCTGATGCGTTCCAAGGACAGGCCGAAACACTGTGCCAGCGCGGGCGTTGTCGTCGTGTAGCGGTTCGCGCGCATGTGCCGCACGAAGCCTTGCACAAGGTCTTTGATCCAATAATTACCCGGTGTCGCCTGTGCGAATGCGCCTTCCTTTTCCAGCCGTTTAAGATCGGCCACGCCGTCAAATAGGAGCAAAAGCCTAGCTTGCTCGACCGTAACCATGCCCGCTTCTGGTTCCGCCATAAGCCCCTCCTTTACCCCTCAGATGTGAGCCAATACCAGCCACTTTGCGCTATGCGCCCCATGCTTGGGCAGCTATGCAAATGATAAGTAATGCTTGGCAAATCGCGGGCCATTGGTATGTTGCAGGGACAGGACGGGGAACGGCCCCGGCCACAACAGAAAGCAAAGCAAATGCGCTCTAACCTCTCAACCCTAACTTTCGGCGCGGAATTCGAGGTTCTGCTTCCCCGCGATTTCACCCGGCAAAGCGCGGCGGCAGAATTGTCCCGCCGCCTCGGCAAGCCGGTCGATAGCAGCATCGGCGCGGCTGGCCATAACTGGTCGATACATTCTGATGGCTCGATCAGCGGCAACGGCACCGCCCTCGAATTTGTCTCTCCCTATCGCCCGCCGCTACAGGGTCAGGCCGGTTTAGACGAAGTTGCAAAGGTCTGCAACGCGCTTCGCGATATGGGTGCGACGGTCAACACGTCCACCGGAATGCACGTCCACGTCGGCGCGCGAAATGAAAACCTCGATTTTTTCAAAAACTTGGTGAAGCTGTACGCGCGCTTCGAGGAAGCCTTGGACAGCATCATGCCGCCGTCACGGCGCGGCAACGAGGCTTACTACGCGCGGACGCTAAAGCGCACCACGCAAGCCGCCATCGATGCCGCGAATTCTGTAAACCAACTCTCGCGCGCGGTTTGGCAGTCAAGCGGCGCAAGTCAGCCGCGCTATCACAAGGTCAACTTGGAAGCCTTCGCGAAGCACGGCACCGTAGAATTTCGCCAGCATAGCGGCACGGTCGAAGCCGGACGCGCGACAAACTGGATTTACACTTGCTTGCAGCTTGTCGCTTCCGCGAAAGAGGGAAAGATCGGCGTAGGGTCAGCCGCGCGCATCGCTTGGGACTTGACGCGGTTGGTCGGTAAACAGCGCCATTGCGCCATGCTAATCGCTCGCCCGCAAGGCGCAACCAATCAAGAAATACGCGATTGCTTCGGCTATCGCACACTTTCGGCGCGGACCAATCTCAAAAAGGCCGGGTTGGCCTTCCGCGAGGAACGCGACCGTGCGAGCGGCAAGACCCGATTTTTCGCCCTCTTGCCGACCGCGAACACTCCGGCAGACGCCGCCGACGTTCCGGCCACCTTGGACGGGTTGGCCACCTTGATCGAGGCCACGCCAGAGCAAAAAGAGTATTTCGCCCGTCGCCGCGAAATGCTCGCCGCCGCCCGCCGCTCGATCTAGGCGCGCGACGTTTCGCGGTCCCCGCGCGCGCGAGCGCGCGGGACCAGCGAAGCGCCGGATGGTCTGGCCCTTCAAAACAGGAGCAATGAAAATGAACATCATGTCCATCGATGACATTGTGAAGCTGTTGCGCGAACAGGCGCGGCTGCGCTCGCTCGAAAATGACGAGGCGGGCATCCTCTTTCACTTTGCCGCGTGTATCGAGCGCGATGTAATCGCCCTCTCACACCCGACGCCGTTCGCTGGCCTCGATGCCAGCGAGACTTTCTAAACTAATGCGTGACGACCCGACAACAGTTTGATAAGATAGGCTTATCACTCAAACCCCAAAGGAAAACGACAATGCTCTATTTCGCTTATGGTTCCAACCTAAACCTTCGCCAGATGGCTGGCCGGTGTCCGAACGCCACGCCAAAGGGTGCGCTGGTGTTGCCGAATTGGAAGCTGGTCTTTCGCGGTGTGTGTGACATCGTTCGCGCGGACGGCGAAAGCGTCCAAGGCGGTCTGTGGAAGATCACCGACGATTGCGAGGCACGTCTGGACCGTTACGAAGGGTTCAGCGCGGACTATCCCGATGATGGCATGTACTCGAAAGAATACATCATGGTCGATGGATTGCCGGACGGCGAAACGACCGTGATGGTTTACACGATGAACAGTGTCGGCATCTATCCGCCGTCGGGCGGCTACTTTGCCGGTGTGAAGCAAGGCTATAAAGATTTCGATCTGCCGATCAAGCCGCTGATCGTCGCCTTGGAGCAAGCCTACGACGACAAGAAACCGTCGCACGTCGAGCGCCAGCGCGCGCGGCGCAATGGACGCCCGCAATTAGCCGCGCGCCCGTCAATCGTCGCGCTTGAGGACAAGTCACCGAAGCAACGCAAAAAGGAACGCAAGGCGGCAAAGCGCGCCAAGCGCAAAGCCGCGCGCGAGTATGTCCGGCATGATCCGTGGGCTGGCACCTATGGTGCGCGTCCCGGTCGCGAACGGATGTCGCTCGATAAATGGTTGGAAGAAAAATACTACGGTGGGGAGCGGTTCTAATGCCTGATGTTGCCGCCGTCCCGCGCACCATGTTGGAGAAAAAACCTCCGCATGGTGCGCCATGCAATCGCTGCGGCCTGTGCTGCTATGCGTTGCTGTGTGACCTTGCGCAGTCCATCCACCATCGCAGACAAGGACCATGCCCTGAACTGGTGTTCGATGCCGATGGTTCGCGCTGCGGGCTGGTTGATCGCAGCGAGGGCAAGAAACAGATCGCCGCGCGGCTGTTGATAAACGCCGGACAGGGGTGCGACATGAAACTTGCCGGGGAGCCTCGCGACGAAGCCTACACCGCGCGCATGGAAGCCGTGGACCGCCAGAACGCCGCCCGCCTTCGCATCGCCCGCCAAAGGTGGGGCATCGGCTAACCCCACAGATGGCCGGGGAATGTTTCGCCGCAGGTGGCCGGTAGGTCAGCCGCACCCGCCAACGCAAAATGAGCCAGAACGCCCCGTAATGGGGCGTTTTTCTTGAGCGTTTTCATTGTTTTAGGCGGGTTCCGCCATGTGGATTACGCATAGGGCTATGCGCCCACAATGATAAGTAATGCTTGGCAACCGCCGCGCCGTTGATATGTTTGGGCCACGGTTCGCCGCAGGAGCGAGCCGGTAGGAAAACCGAAAATGCTCACCGTCCAAGTGTACGTCTATCGCGGCCAGCACGTTTGCCGCGTCAAATCGTTCCGCACGATTAAAGGCGCGCAGCGATTTATCGGCCAAGTCGAACGCAGCCCGAAACATCTGGTTGCCTTCATTCACTCGATCACCCGCTAACCAAACCGAAAACAGGAAAACTGCCATGAACTCTTTCACAAAAGTTGGAAATGACTGGTGTGTGCGGGTGTTCCCGATACACAATGAACGCCCCGGCGACACGGTTCTTGTGATGACCCGCGCGGGAGCCAGCAAGCAAGTCACGCTTGGTGCCGTTGTTCGCACCGATAATTTCGGACGGGTGTTCGCGACCGTTCGCGGGCCAGCCCGCGCCACCGAAAATGTTGGCGACCTTTCACGCATCGTCGCGCTTTTCGACACCGCGCGGCAGCACCTCCGGTTCCCGTCGATTGTGCTTGATGGCTTCCGCGTCAATGTCGCCGGTCCCCGCGCGCGCGAGCCGGGATCACTCACTGTGACGGGTGTCGAGCGCGATACGGTCAGCCGCTTTGGTCGCGGCCTCACCCGCAAGTATTTCGGGCGCGTCACCCGCGCGGGAGTTTTCGAGCCGTCGCAAGCCGCGCCGGACGGCATCGGCGCGAAGCTGCGGACGTTCGCGGCGGACCCGGCAGGACAAGCCGCCGAGCATGGCCGGTTGCATGGGGCCTGTTGCTTCTGCAATCGGGCGCTGCGTGACGAGCGCAGCACCGCAGTCGGCTACGGTCCCGATTGCGCCGAAAATTTCGGCCTTCCGTGGGGGTCACTCGCGGCGGGCAGCTTTGCCGTCACGGTCCCGCTTGATGTCCCCGCGCCGTCAGCCAGCGGCTTCCGCGTTGAAGGTCTTGCTGGCTTCGCCGCGCACACGGTTGATGAAAGCGCCGCGCGCGCACGGTCCATCGCCAGCGAGGATGCACTTGACCGCGCATAGTTTCGACGCCGCGCCCCATGTGGGCGCGGTATCGATGCCATGAGCATCACAACCGAAAATGAAACAGGAGCAACCATGACGAAACTTGTAACGCCGCCCGAACTGCCCTTGGGGCTTCGCGCGTCCGATCTGCAATACCCGAAGCGCCCCGCTAAATATGATTGGGGAAAGCCGCAGCCGTTCGATGTGCTGCACACGGTCACGCTCTACGAAACCGACCGCATGGGATGGGTGGTGACGACGCTGCACATTCGCAATCCCGGTCGGCGGCATCGTTCCGACGCACAGGCCCGCACCTATGGCGTCACCGTTGATGGCACCGTCTGCCGCGTCGGCCTCGGCCCGCACGTCAAGCGCACCGTCACCGCCTACGTCACCCGCGCGCGCGCGGACGCGCTCGCGAAGCTGGTCGCACTCCATGAAAAGGGCATGGCGGACGCCGGTTCAATCCGTGATCGGATTTCCAGCCCTCGCGCCAACTCGATGATGCGCCGCGCCGAATTCTACGGATGGCGATGATGATCCCGCAGATCGACAACGACGAAGGCCACAGCCGATTGAGTGATTGGCTGGTGTGGCACCACATCCTCCACGTCAATCACTGGTGGGGGTTCACCGTTCGCGGCTGGCACGTCTTTTGGGCGTGGGGCCGTTTGAACATCACCCGCAACTATCCGCACACTGAAAACTGAACAGGAGCAAACGATGTCTGACCGTTCTTATTTCGGCTACCCGAACCTTGAGGCTTGCTGCGATGGCAAGCTGAACCCCGAAATGTTGCAGCGTTTCCAAGCCGCCATGCGTGAGTACCGCGTGTTTATGGACGGCCTATCGGCGCTGTTGGCACCGCGAAATGATGGAGAGGACCAGTGACCTACGCATTCAACGCGCTGGTCGGCAGCGTCGTTGGCATCACCCTGCTTGTGATAGTTACCGGCGTCGTCGGCACCGCACTCAATATCATCGTCTGGCTTTGATAATGGAGCAAGAAAATGCGCACACATAAAATGTTCACCGACGCTGTGATTGCGGCGCTGCCGGGAATGGTGGCGCGCGGCATGACGCTCGATCAGATGGCGGATGAAATCGGCTGCACCGTTTCAACGCTTCGGGTGCGGTGTTCGCAATTGAAGATCAGCCTTCAAGGAATGAGTGGTCGGCGCGGACCAATCCAGCCGAACACCTGTCGCGTGTCGTTTCGCATAACACACGAAACCATGCGGGCGCTTCGCAAGCGGGCGGATGCCATGAAGCTAAATGCGGACAAACTCGCGGCCATCGTGCTTGAAATCGTCGCAGCGGATGATTTGTGGGCCGCTGTCCTCGATAACGAACCGGCCAAGCTAGTCGCGTGACTGTGACCGCGCCAGCGATGTGTCGGGCGCGGCCATCCGAAAACAGCCATGCGGTTAAAAAGCAAAGCCGTGCTTTACTTTCATTCCTCGCTGTGGCTGAATACAAAAACCGGCAAGGCGGTGCGCCGGATCAAGCGCCGCCAAAACAGGAGCAAAATACCATGTCGTTAATTCAGTTGAACAAAGTCGAAGGCGTCACCATGAACGAGGACGAGGTGGCGACCGAAACCTCGAAGCCGGTGTTCGTCAATCCGAATTCCATTCGGTGTTTTTATTCCCGCCGTGGTGGTCAGGTCGGCACCCGCATCACCTTCACCGATGGCGGTGGTTTTGCCGTCACCGAAACGCCGGAAGCGGTCGCGGCGCAAATCAGCTAATCGCCACGGTTGGTGAGCATCGCAGCGCGGCCCCATGTGGGCCGCGTCACGATGCAATCCCGCATCAAACAGGAGCGACTTGCTATGAGGAAGATCAGTTTAGTGTTCGCGGCGCTGCTTGCGCTTGCGACCGTCAGTACGGCCAGTGCTGGAACATATTGCCAGACCAGTTGCTATCGAGGCGTCTGCAACACCTACTGCAACTAAAATCGAACGGGGCGGCATCATCATCGTGGTGCCGCTCCATTTCCCATAAAAACAGGAGCAAACCAAATGCGACGCAAAAATCGCGTTGAGACAGTTATGGATAAGCGAACCGATCTGGCT